AAAGAATCTGTCACGGCTGAGGTTCTAAATTTCCGAGATAAGGTTGAAGATCCCCCTCGACACCATCTGAGTGTAAGAGAGGTGGTCGCCAAAACATATCGACAGTTTTCCGTCAAGGGGAATCGTCGGAACACTCACTGGAGTGTATCCAACCATTCCTCCAGAGACTACAGCAGAACAATGCTGGGAAAGACTGGTGAAATAGTAGACAAAGTGGTACAGGGATTCCTACACCAACTTGTTTCAGAGATCATACCTTCGAGACCGACGGGTGATCTATACGACATAACAGGAGCGGTCGTCATGAGCCCAGAGGACTGGGAACCTGATGCCAAGCTTTACGAAGCACTTTACAAAAAGTACAGTGGCTCCTTCGAAAAAGATCCTGACGCACGCTTCGGGTACTTTGGAGTACTCTGGGCATTGTTAGAAATGGACCGAGCTGGTGAGGTAACTACGCGACGCGCGTATGAAGCCTTCCCATGGCTCTGGTATGGAAAGCCAGAATATGAAGTCATATCCTGTGATATAAAAACCAGAATTGCACCGCTTGCAGAGGAAGGGTGGAAGACACGTGTCATCACCCTGACCCCGATGTATGCAGTGATCATCGGACATTGTGCCCGACATATGCTTGACCCTATCCATTGGTCGGATACTCAACTGAGAATCGGTCTAAAGGAGAGCGTGAAGCTTTGGGCATTAATCAACCATATGGGAAATCCCATAGAAGGTCAATACGGGAAAGTGACTACCCATCACTTTGGTCGTTGGGCCACGAGCGTGGACCTAACGGCCGCAACAGATGGACCACCCAGAAAGATAACTCAAGAAGTCTTGGAAGGCTTTCTGGACGGAGCACAACACCCTTGTAATACGTTTCTCCGCTTCTCTGCGAAGATCGCGTATGGTACTAGAGTATTCACTAGTGACGATACGGAATGGGAGCCCCCAAGCGTACATAATAGAGGTATCATGATGGGTGAACCGTTATCAGGAATATTCCTGAACGCAGTATCACGCACCGTGCTATGTATAAGTAAATCGGCATACGAAGAATTCCATGAAATCAGGGGATCCGGAATGTCGAACCAGTCCATCGATGAGTTCATTGATGACAACTGGAAAAGAGTTCAAGACTGGTTGAACAATGTGATCCCTGAAAGCTCAGGGCAACAAGGTCAATCCGGAGATGATGCCATAATTTTCACAGATGTGGATATGGGAAACATTTTCCGATTAGTCTATAGAATGTTCGAAATGGACCCAAGTGAAACCACTTGGTATTCATCCAAAGAATATGCCACTTTCACCGAGGAGGCGGCGCTGTACTCACCAGAAGGTGGGTGGCAGTACGTTGACTCCCCAAAACCAAGAGGGTTCTCCATGGCTGAGAATAACCCGGACGCGTGTCCAATCTTGGGAAAGATAGGAATGTTAGCAAAATACGTGTCGTACGAAGAAGG